TGTTTCTTATCACCAACTCTTAGGCCACGGCCAATACTTTGTAATACTCTTATAGGGCTTTTACTAGGGCTACTAAAAATAATGTTGTGTAAATTACGAATATTGATACCAGTGCTGAACGTCCCGAAAGAAGCGATAATAATTGCGTTATCCGATTTTTCTGTGATGGCTCTAATTTTTTCTCTATCATCTGTTTCTGTTCCACCATAAACAAAAAACACTTTTCGTTTAGGGTCTGCTTTTTCTTTAATTAAGTTAAATAAAATTTCACCGTGTTTTTCAACTAACTGAAACAAACATAAAGTATTTCCGTTTAGTGCTAAGGTAAGATTTCGTATGTATTTATTACGAGCCTTGTTTTGAGTAAGATATTCTAATTCTTCAAAGTATTTTACACCATATACCTTTTTAGATTCTTCTTCTGGATATTTTAAGTTTAAGCAAACTACTTTTAAATTTGCTAACTGCTTTCTATCAATGAGTTCTTTTGTTGATACAACTCTATTGACTATACCAAATAAACCTGTTAATACTAACTTATGAGTTTTACTATCGTCTAGTGTTCCTGTAAGACCTATTCTATATTTACAATCTGGAAGTTTTGTCATTATTTTTGTTAATGAAACTGCCTTAAACAAATGAGCCTCATCACCTATAACAGCACCATAATCTTCAAAAAACTTTTTAGGCATTTTGTATAATGATTGCCATGTTGAGATGACTATTCTCTTATCTTCATCAATATCATATCCGTGATATTTTCTACTGACGTTTGTTTCTACATCATAACCATAGTCCTTAAAGTCTTTATATAACTGTTCTACTAGTGACGTTGTGGGAACTATAATTAAAACATTATTGTTTATCATATTTAAATAATGTCTTACTAACATATAGATAATAAGTGATTTACCTGAGGCTGTAGGTGATAAAATTAGTCCTCGTTCACACTCTAAAGCGAATTTATACGCTTCTATTTGATAATCTCTAGGTTTAATAGATAGATCGTACTCCTCAATCATACCCTCTATATCGGCGGCTGAGACATTGCTACGTGTTAAAATACCACTAGATTCAACTATATGAATATCTTTCTTTTTACACCAGTCTTTTAGATATGGATATAGTCCTACGTACATTTGACCTGTAGCATATGAATATAATCTTATTTTGCCATCCCAAACTCTATTACGAAACTGTGGTGTAAACTTATAACCAGGAACTTCAAATGAAAAATAGTCTGAAAGTTCTCTACGAATAGAAGCGTCAGCGTCTATTTTAATGTAAACGTCATTAAGTTTATCTACAATTATATTTTGCATATTAGACAAATGATTTTCCTACAATCCAACCTACCAAAGATTTTCTTATACCTTTAATAACAGGATTAACTTTGTGCCAAATAAAACTAGGAAAAACTATCATAGTTCCTATTTGATTATTGTTTAATTTCATATAGTTATTTTTTTCTTGTTTGGGATTTGGTATACATAGTTCAAACTCACCACCTTCATAGTCATCATTTAGTAACAAAGTAAAACTTAATTTTCGTATAAAACCATTTGAATATGGTTTATTGTGTGTATCAATGTGCCAATCATAAAAATCATTTTTCTTATAAACAGTATATTGAAAAGGCTCATACTCTTTTAAATCAAAGTTCCAAGTCTTGTTACACATCTCAATTGTAGATGATAAGGTATTTTCAATCCACTTATCTTTAATCCAAGACACAGCTGATTTACGATTATTTTGATTACCTTCTTGTATCTTAGCATCAATTAAATTTTGTTGTTCTCCAACCTTGATGATTTTACTGCAATCGTTTTTTGATATAACAGACTGATATATGTTATAAGGTTTAGGAGTAAACATCTTAGATAATACCAGAAGTAAACTTTTTCCACTCTATGGCATTTTTAATTTGAAATGTACGATTTGAAATAATACGAATTGTTTTATCTAAGTAATCCACAACACTTTGTATATAGGTTACCTTTTGTTCTAGTTTAATTAGATCATCATCTGATTTAATATATTTGTCAACATCTTGTTTGAGTAACTTTATATTAAAAGGTTTTTCTTGGTAGACTTGTGGATCAGCTTTACCAGTATAGTATTCCCATTTTTCTCTTAATAATCTATCTCTATCTTGCTCGGTCTTTTTTAATAGATTAATATATTGATTATGAAACTTACAATATTTGTTATGTAGTTGTGGTGTTTTTAATGATTCTAAATCAAGTTCAGTATCATTTAACTTGAGGTCTTTTTCGGCTAACGCCTGCAATTCATCAAAGGTCATAATATCTCCATTATATTGTTTTAATTATTTAGTAGGTAATTAAGAAGTAGTTTCTATAGTACCACTAGCACTTATATTCGCAAATTCATAAATTTTATATTGAAACGTAACACTGGCTGTTAAGTAGTCAACGTCAGTAGCTTGTTGATTATAATCTAATCCTGATAAAGAGATTGGATATATATCTCTAAAACGTATTTCTATATTGGCATTATTTTTACTTGTCAATACAAACAATGTAGCATCTGAATACAAACCACCATCATCAGGTGTATTTTTAGAAGTTACTCCTATTTCACTTGAATAAGTTTCGTTTGTTGTTGTTGGGTATCTATCTGTTCCAGCACTTTGCAAAGTTCTATATTGAGAATAATCTTTTGGAAATCCAAGACCTGTCATCCATCCATGTATTTCTCTATAGTTTTCTAAATTTTCATCTACTAAAAAAGATATGTTTAAAGTATCATAGTCTAGTTTATCACCAGGCATTGGCACATCTTTAAATGGTGTAGCTAAATTTGAAGTGCCTAGTGTAATACCAGGTATGTTTGCAGCTGTACAAAAATATTCTACTTTTGGTAATTTAATAATACCAAACTTAAACTGTGTAGGACTTGCATAGTCTAACTTAGTAGGTTTTAGTAGGTTGTCTATTGTATGAGTTTGTAGTAGTCATACTACTATTTATCTGTTTGTTTATCTACTTCTTGCCACTCTTTTTCAGTAGCTTGTTTTTCTAGTTGTTTTTCAGGTTCAGTTAAAACAATCTCTTTTTGTTCTACTTTTTTAATCTTTTCTTCTAATTCCTCTAATACATTTGGTTTAGGATTAAGATACTTTAACCCTTGTGCAACAAGTGTCATAATCAAAATTACAGCTAGTACTCCTAAAATTTCTTTAAATGGTGTTCTTTTCCACATAGGTATTTCTTTATAAATTGTTATTCTTTCACTATAAAACATAATCTACTTTTATTTATGCTAAAAAAAAGGGCGACTTTTTAGGGCCGCCCTTTTAAATTTGTTTGTAACAAGTATTACATTAAGTTCGCAATTTGAACTTTTCTGTAATATCTGTTTGCATTAGCAGATGTTAAACCATCAGCAGTAATGTTGTCAGCCGCACCAGCACCAGCAAATGGGTTCGCTACTAGACCATATCTAGTTTTGAATCCAATTTTTGGTTGGAAAGTGTCTTGGCCAACTGCTCTTACCATTTGTAGAGGCACATATGGGCAGTAGAATATACCAGCGTCATATGGTGAAGTACCTTTGTAACCTACTACAAAGTATTGTTTAGCAGCTGTATTTGCTGAATATGGATCAATGTAAACTTTATATTTACCATTTAATACACCAGCAAAAGTATTTCCTGTGTCATCAACATTTAAGTTGTTGTTTAACGCAGGAGTATAGTCTAATACACCAGCCATTTGTAAAGCACTAGCAACATCAGAAGAACAGATAATCATGTTACCTTTTCCTCTTCTTGTTCTTTGTGCGATAACGTTAGCATCTCTCTCTAATTGGAACATTAGGCCTTTAAATCTTTCAACAGACCATCTTCCGTTTGAGTCTGTATCTAGGTCAAAAATACCTGTAGTTGTTGTATTAGTTTGAGCACCTTTTTCAGCACCAATGTAAACTGATCTTACAACTTCTCTATTGATTTCCGCAAGGATTTCAGCAGATAAGATGTTTGATAATTCAGTTTCAGCATCTAAGCCGTGGATTGCTTTAAGGTCTTGTGCTAACTCCATAGTGTACTCGGCTTTTAGCGCTCTTGATTTAGCAGTCACAGTTGATTTCTCAATTGAGAATGCCATTTCAGCAAACGCATTACCAGCGGCATCACCTAATGCTTCTGCATAGTCAGTAGTCATTCCTGATCCACTTGTGTATGCACCCGCAGGTGAGTCGTTAAGTACAGCTGGGTTAGTTCCAGATTGTGCTACTCCTGTTTTATTTGCAACAGATGAACCAGTAGCATTTCTACCACTGAAGTCTGTGTCAGCTTCGTCAAAAAGAGCTTCACCACCAGTTTGAGATGCATATCTGCTTCTCATAGCAAATATCAAGCCTGTAGGACCTGACATTGGTTGAACGCCTGCAATATCGTAAGCGATAAGGTTAGGCATTGATCTTCTTACTAAGCTAATTAAAATAGGATTCCAGTTTTGTATTGAAGAACCAGTTGCATTACTAGGTGCAGCTTCTGATAAGAAAGCAGCATCTTCTCTTAACGCTTTTTCTTGGTTCTCTAATACCATTGAAGTAACGGCTCTTTTATAAGCACCCTCGATCTTTGGAAGATCAGGATGTTCTAAAACGGGCTGCCACTTTTGTTGTATTGATTCAGATAAAAACATTTTTCTATCTCTCCTTCTTTAGTTAGTTAACTAACCCTTACTTTAAGTAAGGATTTTTCTTTGTTTTACTAATTGCAGCAGTATATGCAGCCATTGATTCAGACAAGTCTAAACCAGCATTGTTTTCTGCTACTTCATTAGATTCGTTATCACTCGCTTTTGCTTTAGGGAAGTAAGAATTTTTTAATGTTTCTACACTTTTTCTAAAACTGTCAGCGTCTTTATATTCAATACTCTCTGCTAAACCTTTAAGTTTCTCAACTTCAGTTGCAACAAGATCAGATGATACATCATTTATAACTTCTTCTCTTGTAGATTCTGCAAGTTTTGAATTTAACTCAACGTTCTTTTCGATAGATTTGTTAACTTCTTCTTTTAACTTTTCTATCTCAGCAGCTTGATTCTCAATTACATCATACTTCTCTTGTGGAACATTGATGTAGTGAGACTCAAATAAAGATTTAAGACCACCGATAAAATCTTCAGTAATCTCATTTCTTAAGCCTTTTTCTATTGCCAATTCGTTTTCTTTCATCCACTCCTCGACAACATAGTTTAGATAAGCGTCAACTTTGTCAACGATTTCTTCTTTAACTTCAGAAACTTTTTCGTCAACTTTAGTTTCGTATTCGCTTTCTAATTTTTCTATTTCTTCAACAAGTTTTGCTTTAACAGCAGACTCGAAAATTGTAGCAGCTTTTGCTTTGAATTCCTCAGAAAGGTCTTCACCGTCAGTTAGAGCATTTACATCTTCTTTCATGTCCATGTCTTTAACTTTATCTTTAGCTGTTTCTTTTTTCATTTCTTTTTCTTTATCTTTCAGCTTCTTTCATATCTTTTTTCTTATCGTCTTCTTTTTCTTCAGACTTTTCATCTTCTTTATCATTCTTTTTGTCCAAGTACTTTTTAAGACCAGCAGGCATTTCGCCTTCTTTCACATCTTTTTTCTCATCATCTTTTTTGTCAGCGTGTTCTGCTTCTTTCATGTCTTCTTTTTCTTTTTCGTCTTTTTTCTCATCAGCTTCGTAAGCAGCCTGAATATCTTTTTTAGGCTCTTTCTCAGCAGAGAGAGTAGGCATTGCGTCAGCTGGACCTGCACTTTTTTGTTGTGGGTCACCAGTAATGTGATTAACCCCTTGTGCGAAATCTACTTTTGCGTCAGTCGGTGAAGTGATTGCTTTAGTCATCACTTGTTGTACAGTTGCCTGTAACGACTTTGCTGGTTCAGCTGGAGCGGCGTTTTTAGTTGGCAAATTTGCCACAGTATTGTCAGCCATTGTTCTATCTCCTCAATAGTTTTTTAGTTGTTATTATTGCAATAAATACACCAACCCATTAGGAAAGTGTCAATTACTATTTATAAAATTACAGTTTTTTAAGAAAAGATTCAAATACTTGAGCATTTTTCTCTGCTCTAGCAATTCTCTCTTTACTCTCTACCTGTAACTTTAATCTGTTTATCTCTTGCTCTTTCAAAATCCCATTATCCCAAACCCATTCTTTTCCTTCCATAATACCTTCTACGAAAGCATCAGGAGCTGATGGATCTGCAACTATATCAGCTGCGGTTGCAAGATAAAAATCGTCTTTGACTACATTGGCACCACCTACATTTGTAAGTGTACCCATTCCTCTACTTGAAACTCCAAGTCTTGCACCCTCATCAATTAAACTTTTCACTATTTTTCCATATGGGGTATCGAGTACTCGTGCTTCACCTATAAAATTACTGCCTTCTGGATATAGAGCATTAATCATGTGCGAAACTCTTTCTAGGTTAACGGTTGGCCCGTCTGGATGACCTAGTTCACCAAATGCTCTTTTCTTTTCTATGAACTCTCTATTATATC